CCTAGAATGGGAACGTACGCGCTATGTAGCGACTATGCTATATAACCTAAACTGTACTAAACGCGGTCAAATGATAACGCCAGACAAACTGCTGCCGCTACCTATTGACGTATACCTAGAAAAAGGTAAACCAAAAAGCACTAAAGAAGACTACGAGAAGTTTTTAGAAAAAGTAGCCAAGGCTAAAACTGGCGGTAGTAGAACTACAAACTAGTTTAAAAATTACAACGGCTAAAAATTTCGTATTTTTACGCCTATAATTCTACACTATGGCGGACCAAAAATTAAGGGTAATACTAGAAGCAAAAAGCGATAAGCTAGTAAAAGGTTTAGAAAAGTCTAGCGCTAAATTAAAACAGTTTGGGCAAGACGCCACGCGTATAGGTAAAAAATTAAGTATAGGACTTACGCTACCTATAGCTGCTGCTGGTGGCGCTGCTATAAAATTAGCTAGTGATTTCGAAGAAAGCCTAAACAAAGTAGACGTAAGTTTTAAAAGTAGTAGTAAAAGTGTAAAAGAATTTTCTAAAACTACGCTAACCCAGTTTGGTATAGCCCAAGGTACAGCCCTAGATATGGCGGCTATGTTTGGCGATATGGGTACAAGTATGGGTTTAACTACCCAAGCGGCTGCGGCTATGTCTACCAGTATGGTAGGTTTAGCTGGCGACTTAGCAAGTTTTAAAAATATACAAATAGAAGAAGCCACTACTGCGCTAGCTGCTGTATTTACTGGCGAAACAGAAAGTTTAAAGCGCCTAGGTATAGTAATGACAGAAGCGAACTTAAAACAGTTTGCGCTAACCCAAGGTATAAAAAAGAACATTAAAGAAATGACGCAAGCGGAAAAAACAACGCTGCGTTATCAATATGTAATAGCAAATACAGGAAATGCCCAAGGCGATTTCGCTAGAACGCAAGACGGCGCAGCTAACCAGATGCGTATATTTTCTGAAAGTATAAAAGAAATAGGCGCTAATCTAGGGCAAATACTTCTACCAGCGTTTACTAAAATGGTTACAAAAGTAAACGAAGCGCTTAAAGCGTTTATGGGACTAGACGAAGGCACTAAAAAAACTATACTAATTATAGCTGGAATAGTAGCTGCTGTAGGTCCTATGCTTATAGCGTTAGGACAGCTACCAGGTTTATTAAGTTTAGCAGCTGGCGGTTTTAGGTTATTAACTGCCGCTATGGTAGCTAACCCTATACTAGCTGTAGCTACTGCTATAGCAGCCGTTACTACTGCTATTATAGCTTATAGAAAAAGCCAGAAAAAAGCAAACCAGGAAGCGCTAGAACAAATGGACGCGGCGCAGCTTACAGAAAAAATAAATGAACTAGAAGAAAAAAAACAAAAGCTATTTAAACGCGGCTATAAAGACGGACAGCATAGGGTACAATTAGTACAGGACGAAATAGACGTATATAAAAAACAAATACAAGTAGTAAATGAAGCTGCGGAAGCAAACAAAAAATTACAACGAACACAAACAGGAACACTACCGCCAACAACGCCAACTATGGGCGGCGGCGAAACTAGAAAGCCTTTAAGTGGTGTAAGCGCCCTAGGTGCTACAGCTGGTACAGCTATGGGTACTACTACTACAATAGGTTCGGATATGGGTATAGCCGCTACGTTCGGACAGGAAATAACTACAGCAGCCGATCCTGTAGCTATGTTAGCTGCTAGTATAGAAAATAGTAACGAAGACCTAAAAAGCGCTTTAATAAAGTCTAACGGTATACTACAGCAAAAAGCTAACGAAGCTAAGCTAATGGCTATACAGTTTAACGAAGAAATGACGCCTATTGTGCAAGGCGGTTTACAGCAAATGGCTATGGGAATAGGCAGCGCTTTAGGCGAAGCTATAGCAAACGGCGGTAATTTAGCTAACGCACTAGCTAGTACTGTACTAGGTACTATAGGCGATATGGCTATTAACTTAGGTAAACTAGCTATAAGTATGGGTATAACATTAAAAGGTATAGTAACTGCACTTAAAAGTTTAAACCCTGTTGTAGCTATTGCAGCTGGTATAGCTTTAATAGCTTTAGGTAGTCTGGTAAAAGGCGCAGCTGGTAATATAGCCAAAGGCGGCAAAGGCGGCGGCGGTGGCGGTCAAAGCGGACCACGAAGCGGCGCTATAGCGGCGTTTGCAAATGGCGGTATAGTAAGCGGTCCTACGCTAGGACTTATGGGCGAATATGCTGGCGCTAAAAGTAACCCAGAAGTAATAGCGCCACTAGATAAACTTAAAAATATAATAGGCGACAGACAAGCGCAGCAAGTAAACGTAGGTGGGGAATTTAGGCTAAACGGTCAAGACTTAGTAGTAGCACTACAGCGCGCCGAAAAACAGCGCGGTAGAATTAAATAAAAAAATATGGCGTACGGCGTAAAATTTAGGCTAGACTTTGAAGACCACGAAGGGAACGGTAGGCGTTTAGATATTCTAAAAGATGGATATACAGGCGATATACTACCGCTAGTAGGTGGCGCTGAACCAGTTAAAATAAAATGGGACGGCGACGACGACTTCTACAGCCCTATAATTGGTAGTACTTGTAACATAAACCTATACCAAACAGACGACACTAACTACGACGACTTTTTTAACCAGCCAGAACGCGAATACAAAGTAGAAGTATATGTAGCCCAGTCTTTTAACGACGACTATAGTAATAGAATACAACAAGACGGCGGTATAGTAGAAGCTGCTAGCTGCGTAGGTAGTGAATTTACTTCACAAAAAACTATAGGCGATTTATTTACAAATAGAGTAAGAAACGACGGCGGTATAGTAGAAGCTAAACAATGTATAGACAATGAGTTAAAAGAAAATGCCTACGACTACACGCTATTTTGGACTGGCTGGCTACTTAGCGACCAGTTTAAAGAATTAATGGCACCAAACCCCCAGGCAATACAGCTAACAGCTATAGACGGTTTAGGCGACTTAGATAACGTCTTTGTAGATAACACTTTTTATAGTATAAATACAGGGCTACAAGTTATACAAGCTAGTTTATCTGGTATACTTTGCGCTGCACTAAATAAAACTGGGCTAGGTTTAGACGTTATTATAAATAACGAACTAAGCATATACGATATTTTTGGAACTAGATCCGAATTTTTAACGTATGTAAATACCTTTATAAATGAAAGCGTTTTTTTAAGCGACGACTACGAATTTTTTAACGTAAAAGAATTTTTAGAAAACGTACTAAGAAGTGTAAATAGTAGGGTTTTCCACGCTAACGGTAAGTATGTAGTATATAATAATAGCCTATACAGCGAACAGACTATAATAGACTACGTAAAAGACTATGTAGACGAAAACGACGCTGTACCTAGTGGTATAGGCGCACTACGCCAGGCGTATTTAAAAGGCGATATAGAACAGCTATACTACCAAAGGTTTAACAGTAGCGGTACTTTGCAAGGCGACTACTATTACGAAGGTTTAAGAACTATAAGAACTGATCTACAGCCACTAGACCAGGACCTAACGCGCGAAGCTGAACGCGGCTATAAAGCTATAAAACTAGAACAAAAACCTATTAAAAGTAATTTAAGTTATAAAGACGACGCTGGTTTTGAATTTCAAAACACTAACCACTGGACTATAAGTAATGGTAGTTTTGCAACAGACGAAATAGCTTTAAATGGTAACCGCAGTTTTAAAACTACAGCTGTAGGCGGTATTGGAACCCTGGCTATTACTGGTAATTATTTACTACGCCGCGATATAGATTTAAAATTTAAAGTAAGCTACTACTACGATACACAAAAAGCGCTACAGTCTACTACTTTTTATAACCAGTTTTGGTGCCAGTTAAATTTTACTACTGGTTCTACTACTTACTACTACGATAGCGCTAATAACGAATGGACCACTACAGTAAAATACTTCTTTTTCGAAGATCAATATACTACTGCTGCTGACAAATGGGTAACGCAAGAAATAGACGTAGCTAAACTACCAGCTGCGGCTGGGCAAACCCAAACTGTAAACTTAAATATATATGCGCCTGTTAATTATTTAACTAACTACCAGGGGGTTTATGTAGACAATACATTACTTTACGTAGAAAGCCCAGACACAATAGAAAACGTAGTAACACTAACGCAAGACAGTACTACAAATGTTATTATAGGCGACTTAGAAGTAGACCGTCCACTAAACGGACTAGTACTAGACTATACAGGGGTTTATGATACTGCTAACATTTTTAGTATATCTACGCCAGTACTACAAACCCAGAAGCAACAGCTAGACGACTTTAGGAATATAGTAACTAGATACGAAGGTACAGTATATAATAACCAAAGTGCGCCAGTAACGCCAATGGATAAAATACGTATAAACTTTACAAACTTTAGCGAATCTGATAGCTTAATTATAGACGGTTTGGAATATAGCGTAAAGTCAAATAGGTACAATATAATAGCACATAAACCAAACCAAGACAACCCAGTAGCGGCTACTTCTACTAGTAAATATACTACTGTAATACAAAGCTAAAACGTCCCCTTTGTTTGCTGCTAACCCACCTGTAAGCCTAGCGCTGGGTGGGTTTTTACTTTAAAATAAATTTGCATAGTTTAATATCTATTTGTAATTTAGCTACAAAATATACAATATGTATAAAGAATTATTTACAGCTGAAATGCGCAAGCTAGGCTACACTTTAAAAGATATATGCGAACTAATAGGCGCTAAATACCCTACGGTATATACGCGTTTAGATAGCCCAGAAACTTTTAGAGTAGCTGAACTTCGCGCGTTACATAAAGCTGGTTTTAGTTTAGATATAACTTTTAATTTAATAGTAAACAAGTGAAAACAGTAAATATAAAAGGCAAAGAGTATATAACCGTAAACCAGCGGCTTATACACTTTAGAAAGGAAGCAGCCTATAATGGCTGGCGTATTGTCGAAGACTTAATAAGTTTAGACGACAAAGAAGGCGTATTTAAAGCTACTATTTTAGATCCAGACGGTAACGAAATGGTAAGCGCACACGCCCAAGAATACCGCGATAGTAGCTACATAAATAAAACGTCGTTTTTAGAAAACGGCTTTACTAGTGCTTTAGGGCGCGCGTTAGGCTATTTAGGTATAGGACTAGATACTAGCATAGCTAGTGCTGACGAAGTAGGTAACGCTGTAGTAAACCAGGATAACAAAACCTGGCTAACAGAAAACCAACTAAACGCAACCCTAAAGGGTACGACCGACCAGGCTAAAAAAGTGCTGGCTAATTATAAAATGAAAAAAGAGTATAAACAGCAGATAACTGCAAAATTTAATATATGAGCAATACAAAAACAAGTAACAAAAAACCTAATTACGTAGATGGCGTACGACTATTTAAACCTAACGATAACGCGCCACAGAACCTTTTAGCAAACGTTTTAATAACGCCTAGGCTACTTGTAGAATGTCTAGAAAAAGACGACGTACAAGACGCTAAAGGCGAATACAAAGGCGACACGCAATACAAAGCCAACCTTTGGAAAAACGACGACGGCAGTTTAAGTATGTCGTTTAATACGTATAAACCAACCGAACAAAAAGAAACTAAAGTAGCGCAAGGGGACGCTGGCTTACCCTGGTAGGTTTAACAACAGCCTGGGCGCCTAGCGCCTGGGCTTTTTTATTATAAATAAATGATAGTAAAATTATAAGAAAATGCTAGTAAAATTAGAAGAAATGAAAACAGTAAAAGATACTAACGAACAATACCACAGCCACAAAGACTATATAAGCGCCAGCGGTTTAAAAATGATCGCTAAAAAAAGCGTACACCACTTTTTAAATGCTGAATTTAAAAGTACGCCTAGTATGGCTTTTGGGACTGCTGTACATACGGCTATATACGAACCAAAAGAATACCACAAAGACTACCATATAATACCTAAAATAGATAGGCGTACAAAGGCTGGTAAGGAACTATACGCCCAGCACTTAGAAGAAGCTAAAGGTAAAGATATAATAGACGAAACAGACCACCAGCGTATACTTACTATACTTGAAAACCTAGATAAAAGCGAAGCTAAAGAGTTTGTACAGGGCGAAATGGAACTAAGCCACTACCTAGAATATGAAGGCGTAAAGGTCCGCGTACGTCCTGACTGCGTAAATAAAGTAGCTGGGTTTATAAGCGACGTTAAAACGTGCCAGGACAACAGCCCTAGGGCGTTTTTAAGCGATATATATAAATATAAATACCACGTACAGGCAGCTTTCTATATGGATATGCTAGGCGTAAATAAATTTGTATTTATAGCAATAGAAACTAACGCGCCATATAGTATTGAAACATACGTACTTAGCGACGAACTACTAGAAAAAGGACGCCAGGAATACAAAAAAGCACTAGCCGACTGGAAGTACTTCCTAGAAACAGACGTAGCGCTAGGCTACGACGGTAATAGAAACGACGACGGTATAATTATACTAGGCTAAAATTTATAAAAATGGAACAGAACAAAAAACTAGAACAGTTTAAACACTTAGTAGAAGACTTTTACGGTATTGATATAGAACTAAAAATAAGGACTACTGTATACGTACAGGCGCGATCTATATACTATTATTTATGTAGGGAATTTACAAACGTTTCAATAGTAAAAATAGCAAAAAGTATAGGTAAAAACCACGCTACAGTACTGCACGCTTTAAAGGAATTACCATATATAAAAAAATTTGATAGTAATTTTAATAAGAATTTTTACGAACTTTACGAAATAGCTAAAGGTTTAAACGAAGAAAAACCAAAAGAACTAACTATAGAAGAACTAGTACACCAGTTTAACAAGCTGCAGCTGGACTACCAAATACTAAAAACCAGACTAAGAAAGTACGAACAGCTTATATAAAAGTACAATATGCCAAACCACTACCACAAATACTTAGGACCAGAAGACAAGCTACAAAATGCTGTAATGGACTATATAGCTATGCAGTACCCAGAAGTACTAGCGGCGCATATACCAAACGAAGGTAAGCGCACGCCTTTTGAACGGTTCAAATTTAAGTATTTAGGCGGTAAGGCTGGTATACCAGACGTTATGGTATTTTGCCCTAGTGGCGATTATGTAGGACTAGCAATAGAACTAAAAGCTGGGCGTAATAAAATGACAGATGCACAGGAAAAATGGCTAGACGAACTAGGTAAAAATGGCTGGTCCGCGCACTGTTTAAATAGTTTTGAAGGCTGTAAAGAAACTATAGACAAATACTTTAAAAAATGAAATACAACGCTGTATACTTTGACGAAGAAAACCAAAAGGTACGCTGGACA